GCATCCGCAGGTTCTGGCCAGAGACATCCGGAAGGCGTTCAACGTCTCCCGATCCGACGCAGAACGGCTCATGAGAACGGAACTCGCCAGAGTACAGACAGATGCGCAGATGAGATCGTTTGAAGAAAACGGTTTTGAATGGTATATGTTTCTGTCACTGGGGAGCCGGGCCTGTGAAGTGTGCCGGGCGCTGAACGGAAAGAAGTTCAAAGTAAAGGACATGCTGATCAGCGAGAACGCTCCGCCCATGCATCCGAATTGCCGGTGCAGCACTGCGGGGTATGTGGATCGGGAGGCGTATGATAAGTGGATTGATTCCGGAGCGGCGAAAAATGATGTGAGTTTCAAGGACTTTGAATATCTGCATACTGCAGGTTCGTCGAGTGTCACATTTGAATCGGGGTATGCTACTCGCAGTAAAAAGAATGAGGCAGAAATCGCGCAAGCACATTGGCTGGTCGATACGTTTGGTGGAAAAATCCTGTTGCTAACACGGTCACTTTCGGAACCAACTCCAGATTACAAGTGGAACGGCAAGTACTGGGATCTGAAAACACCGCAAAGTGTTAACGGCTCCGATAAATTGGTACACCACGGATTGCATCAGATAAATAAATGTCCCGGAGGTATTTTGGTCGATTGCAGCAATGCTATAGATACACAAAGAGTAATTGAGATAGTCAAAGCTCGATTAAGAAGGAGTGGTAAAAATAAGGACATCAGAATTATTGTAAAAGACGGTAAAGAAGTTGTTGCCATTTTGAAATAACGAAAGAGGGTAGCACGAGCCCCAACCTAAAGGGGTCAGGGGACTACCCTCAAAAGCTTACGCTTTATTTGCAATCAATATAGCACGGATATTAAAAAAAGTCAACACGGCGAGGGTCATCTAATGGGTAGGATACTGGACTGTGAATCCAGGTATGCCGGTTCAATTCCGGTCTCTCGCCCCAAATGTATTATAGCAGAGGAGGTTAAATATGGCTTACGACGATATGGAAGTTGTAATGTATAAAATACTAAGATATCTTTATGATCAACTGAAAGCCGGGAAACAGGCTGATTCAAAAATGATCCGGGCGGAAGGCGACCTGTTTGTAATTAATGAGAGATACTGGAAATGGATTCTCTCTGAGATGAAGACGCACGACTGGATTCGCGGTATCACTATCGTCCAGAATGGAAAGGGTGATTTCTATGTGGATAAGCTGGAAAATATCGAGATTACAATGGACGGTGCCTTCTTCCTGAAAGACGATAAGTACATGAAGGAAGTATGTGAAGAACTGACCGGAATCCGCCGGTCATAACCAGACAATCAATCAGGAACGTACTCGGATGTCCTTCGGGCTCCGGGTCTTTTTATGCAATGAAATGGAGGAACAATGAACATACCGGAGAAAATAAGAGTGCTGCATCAGACTTACCAGATCAGCGAGGTTGATAATCTTCATGATGGAGCCGACGATCTGTACGGTCAGGTTCGGTATCTGGAAGAGCGGATTCTGCTGAACAGCGGCGCATCAGGCGAGGCGAAAAAAGCCGCATTGATTCATGAGGCGGTTCATGCAGTTGATGAAATGTTTGGTATCGGGTTGAAAGAAAAGCAGGTCGAGAAGTTGGGTACCGGGCTGTACAGCCTGATCCGGGACAATCCGGAGATGTTTTCAGCGGTGGAAATCGACGGGAAGGAAGTCTCCAGGGTTATTGCGCCATATACTGAGGCGGAGCTGAATAAGAGACAGAGATGATACAGATCACTGAACGAAACGGCCGGGTTACGGTCTCCGGCCATGCGGGATATGCACCGCTGGGGCAGGACATTGTCTGCGCGGCCATATCGGCTCTTACGCAAACTTTAATAGCCTCAATCGAGGAATTGACCGAAAACAAAATAAAATGCGATCTTCGGCGGGGAAACGCCGTTATCGAATATGAGGATTTGACAGAAGATGCGCAGCTTCTGGTCGAGTCCTTTTTTATTGGCGCAGAAGGAATCGCGAAAGCGTATCCGGATTGCGTCAGAACTGTCCGTATGGACCGACCGGGCGTGGAAGTCGTTAAAAGCAACGGGTAGATAAGCATTGCATCTTTAAACACATGGGAGGAAAAAACATGAAGATGACTGATGAACTGAAATGGAAGCTGCAGCTGTTTGCAGAAGATCCGAATGATCCCGCCGATCCGAATGAACCGGACGGTGATCCGAAAGAACCGGATGGAGACCCGAAGGATCCTGATGGCAACGATGACGAAAAGAAGTACTCGGACAAGGACGTGGACAAAATCGTCGAAAAGAAGTTCGCCAAATGGAAGGCCCAGCACGAGAAGGACCTGAAGGACGCAAAGGATGAAGCGGCTAAGCTGGCCAAAATGAATGCGGACCAGAAGAAGGACTACGAGCTGGAAAAGGTCAAAAAGGAACGTGACGATCTGAAGGCTCAGGCACAGCGGTTCGAGATGGGAAAGACCGCCGCATCGATCCTGAAGGAGCATAAGATCGATGCGACTGAAGACATTCTCGACTTTGTTGTCGGAGCTGACGCGGACAGCACTAAAGCGAATATCGACAAGTTCGTCGGGATTATCAACGCCCAGGTCAAAGCGGCTGAAGTTCAGCGGGCGACCGGAAAAGGCACGCCGAAAAACTATGGCGGGGGCGGAGAGCAGAACGAGATTCTGAAGAGAATCGAAAAATACAAATAAGGAGAAACGATTATGGGAAGAGTATTTATGAAAGAGTTTATGCTGCAGCTGTTTGCCGCAGGAGATAACAACGACGTTCCGGTGAGAAGCTACCAGAAGGAATTCAAAGAGCTGCTGAAGGCGGTGTTTGCGAAGCAGGCGTATTTTGCCGATTTCTTCGGTGGTGATATTGAAGCGCTGGACGGCGTACAGGAGAAGGAGACCGCTTTTTATGTGAAGACCTCCGACATTCCGGTCGTGGTCGGCTCTGCGTACAGCACGGATGAAAACACCGCATTCGGTACCGGGACAGGGAAGAGCTCCAGATTCGGCGATCGCAAAGAGATCATCTATGCGGATACTCCGGTAAAATACACCTGGGAGTGGGTGATCCATGAGGGAATCGATCGTCATACGGTCAATCAGGACTTTGAGACGGCGGTTGCTGATCGCCTGGAGCTTCACGCCAGAGCCAAGACAGCGCAGTTCAACGCCCATCACGGAAAGTTCATTTCCGGGTCGGCGGCAAAGACGATTGCCGGAGGAGCGGCAATCACCAAGGACAATGTGGGTGATATTTTCGCTCAGCTGGATGCATACTACACCGACATCGAGGCGGTCGGCACACGGATCGCGAAGGTGAACAGCACGGTGTGGAACGCGATTATCGACAGCGGGCTGGCTACGTCCAGCAAGGGGAGCACCGTGAATGTGGACGAGAACACCATCCGTGACTTCAAGGGCTTCCAGATCAGCAAGGTTCCTGCGTCCATGTTCCAGACCAATGAGGTGATTTACACCTATATCGAGGCGGTCGGAAAGGCGTTTACCGGAATTGAGACGACCAGAACCATCGAGTCTGAGGACTTCGACGGCGTGGCGCTGCAGGGTGCGGGAAAGTCAGGCGAGTACATTCTGCCGGACAACAAAAAGGCGGTCGCGAAAGTCACCGTGACCGGAGCGTAAGGAGGTAACTGATGTATACGGTAATTCGGGCATTCCACGATCTTCAGGACGGCAAAGCCACGAAGGCGGGAATGATTTATCACTGCTACGAGGTCGGCGATGTTTATCCGCGGGAGGGGCTCAAACCCTCCCCGGAGAGAATCGAGGAACTTTCAGGACCGCATAACGCGCAGGGCTGTCCTCTGATTGCGACAGATGCGGCGGCAGAGGCTACGGCGAAGCTGGAAGCGGCCGCCGCGGAGGCGAAGACAGCGTCCGAAACAAAGAGGGCTCCGAAAAAGACTGCGGAGAAAAAAGCGGAGAAGTAGGAGGCAAAATATGCTGGAAGATATTAAAACGCTGCTGGGGCTCGAGGGCTCCGAACGGGATGCACTGCTGCAAACCATCATCAGTATGACGACTTCAAGGCTGAAGGTGCTGCTGGGCGTGCAGACGGTTCCGGAGGAGCTGTCGTATATCATCACCGAGATTGCAGTGGTCCGGTATAACAGGATCGGCTCGGAAGGGCTGTCCTCGCACAGCGTCGAGGGTGAAAGCCAAAGCTGGTCCGACACGGATTTTGCTCCGTATCAGGAGGAAATCGACGCGTACAAAGCGGCGCAGCAGACGCCGGCCAGAGGGAGAGTGAGATTCCTATGAGATACGACACGCCAGTTTACTTCCAGCACAGTCAGGGACGGATATATAACCCTGAAACGGGCAATTACAGTAAACCGGAACCGAAGGAGGAAATGCGCTTCGCCTGTGTGCAGGACACGGGTGAGGCGCGAATGCAGCTGATTTACGGCGAAATCCGTCAGGGAAGTCTGACGGTTCAGCTTCAGAATCACTACGATGATGTGTTTGAGACGATCCGGATCGGCGGCAGACGATATAAAGTTGACGCCGTGCGGAAAACCAGGTTCAAGCACATCTTTACAGTATCGGAGGTGCATTGATATGGAAATTAAGGTCATTGGCGCGGATAAGCTGGAGAAAAAATTGAAAGACCTTGCCTCGATGGAGAAGGTTAAAAATGCTGTCCGGATCAACGGCTCGGAACTCCAGCAGGGAGCGATGCAGTACGCTCCGGTGAAAACCGGAAATCTGAAGCAGAGCATTCGCCTCCAGATTCGCGATAGCGGGATGGAAGCGGCGGTGCATCCGACCGCTGACTATGCCGAATATGTGGAGTTCGGAACGCGGTTTATGGAGGCTCAGCCGTATCTGCTTCCGGCGCTTGAAGTGCAGCTCCAGATTTTCCGAGCCGATCTGAAACGGGCGCTGGAAGATTAGGAGGTGCAGGATGGATCCACAACAGGAACTGTTTACAGCGCTGAAGGCGCTTGTTGAGAAACTGGGATACGATGAGTATGATGGGTTCCTTCCTCCGGATGGGACCCCATATCCTTTCGTCTATCTCGGTGACAGCAGCATGGTCGATGCGCCGAACAAATCCGCCATCTTCGGAACCGTGACGCAGACGATTCACGTCTGGCATGACGATCCAATGGAGCGCGGCACGGTGTCCGCCATGCTGCTCAGCATCAAGAGTGCTGCAAGGAAGCTGGAGAACACAGAGAATTTTGTATGGAATATGTCCGGGATGAATCAGAGAATCATTCCGGATAACACAACAGGCAGGCCGCTGCTCCACGGAGTGATCGACCTGCAGTTTCATTTTGGCTAGGAGGCAGAGAATGAAGAAATTTGAACTACAGATGTTTGCGGAACCGGTCGCAGGAAAGAAAATCATCTATCTGTTCCGCATCATGAAGAACGCGGCCAGTGCTGCCGGAGCACAGATTGCTTTTGTGACAGAAAACGGCCGCACCAAGTCGAAGGATGCGGACTCCACCGCAACAAAGGACGGGTCGATCCGTACACCGGGAACGTCTGAGGTGGAAATCACCTGCACGTCGATCCTGGCAAAAGGTGATACTCTGATCGATGAACTGGAGGACGCTCTGGATAACGACGATCTGATCGAAATCTGGGAGGCAAACCTTGACGAGAAAGCCAGTGATGGCGAAAACAAATTCAAAGGAATGTACTTCCAGGGCTATCTGACGGAACTTGAGCGGACGTCAAATGCGGAGGACATGGTGGAGATTTCCACGACTTTCGGGATTAACGGCAACGGTAAGCGGGGGAATGTAACCGTGACTGCGGAGCAGCAGGCTGCGGCTGACTACGTCTTCCGCGACAGCGTGAAAACCGGAGCATAAGGAAATGAATGAAGAGCGCTGAATACGGCGCTCTTCATTTTTGAGGAGGTAAAAAAATGTTTGAAATTACAGTAGACGGCGTAGCATATCCTCTGCGGTTTGGCATGGGATTTCTGAGAGAAATCAATAGAACAGTACAGACTCCGGTTGACGGTGCGCCGGGTGTGAAAAATTCTGTCGGTCTGCGGCATATGGCAGGACGTCTCATTGACGGTCAGGTGGAAGCTCTGCTCGAAGTTATCTATCTGGCAAATAAGACAGAGAGTCCGAGACTTACCATGCAGGCACTGGAAGCCTGGGTCGAAGATGAAGGGACGGATATAGACGAGGAGTTTGACCGCGTGATGGATTTTTTAAGGACAGCCAATGCTACGAAGAAAGAGGTGCGGCTTCTGGAGGAGGTCGTGGCGAAGTCTCTGGCGGCGGCGGAAGAATAGAGAACGAACCGGATTTTGAGAAAACCTACCGGGAAATTGCGCTTGCCTGTTTTCGGTTCTTCGGATTCCGGTCGCTGGATGAGGTTGACAGACTGACGATCCCGGAATATGACCTCCTGATCGAAGCACTGCGGTATCGCGAAGTGGATCAGGACTACAGGAATCATCTGCAGGCGTATCTGAATTTCTCGGCGAAGGCGACAAAAAAACAGGGTAAACACAGAGTTCCGGTATATCAGAATTTCCGCAGTTTCTACGACTACAGAAAAGAACTGAAAAAAATCCGTCAGAAACACACATCGGATGCCCGGTTTGAGGGGCTTCGGGAAATCATCATGAAAGGAAAAGACGATGGCTGATACATATACGCTGGAGACGGTGCTGAAAGCACGGGACGGCGGTTTTCAGGCCGGAATGCAGGCCGCTCTGAAGACAACTGAATCACTGGGAACGAGACTGAAAAGCGGAATCGGATTCGGCGCCTTCATGGCAATCGGTACGCAGGCGGTCAATGCCGTGACGGGCAGTATCGGAGGGCTGATCGGGGAGATGTCATCTTCTCAGGCGGCATGGAAAACCTTTGAAGGCAACATGAAAAACTTCGGGAAAGCCGATCAGATCCCCAAAATTAAAAAGGAACTGCAGGAGTACGCTCAGGAAACGATTTACAGTTCTTCTGATATGGCATCTGCATACGCGCAGTTTGCATCTGTTGGCATTAAGTCAGCGAACAAACTGGTCACGGGCTTTGGCGGTCTGGCATCTGCTGCGGATAATCCGACGCAGGCCATGAAAACATTGAGCCAGCAGGGCATCCAGATGGCGGCCAAACCGACTGTCGCATGGCAGGACTTTAAGCTGATGCTGGAGCAGACTCCGGCCGGAATTTCCGCGGTTGCAAAGTCGATGGGAATGACGACCAAACAGCTGATTGAGAATGTCCAGGATGGAACAGTCAAGACGGAAGACTTCTTCAGCGCTGTAGAAAAGGTCGGAAACTCCGATGCGTGGAGCAGGCAGGCAAGGACATACAAGACCGCCGGACAGGCGCTGGACGGGCTCAGAGAAACCGCGGCCAACAAGCTGATGCCGGTGTATAATGCTGTAACCGATGTGCTGATCAAAAAAACAGAAAAGGTCACTGACGCCCTCGGGAAGCTGAATGTAGAGAAGCTGATTAAAAGTGACCGCTTTAAGAATGTCATGGGAATCATTTCTGATGCAATGAACGGCATTGGAAGAGTCGCTGCATCCTTCGGACGTGCGCTTGTGGCTGTTGGCGGAAGCATCGCAGATATGGCCGGACAGGCCAGAGGCGCAAAGCCGGCATTCGATGTTCTGGTAAATGCACTGGTGAAGGTCGGAGATTTCGCCGCCAGGCATTCTAAAGCGATGGCGAGACTCGCAGTAGCATTTGGCGCTTTTAAGATTGTACGAACCTTTGCGCCGTTTGTCAGCACATTTGCGGGGAGTCTTGCGAAGATGGCGGGTGCCGGACTCAGCGGACTGGCCGGAAAATTGTTTGGAACAGCAAAGGGAACGAAGGCAATGGGAACGGCCTCAGCACAAAGTGCTACGCAGATGTGGACGGCGGCAAAGTCATTTACCGCACTGGGTGCAGGTGTGCTCATGATTGCTGCCGGCTTTTGGATAATGGCGAATGCGGCGACCTCTGTCGCAGAAGCGGGGCCTGCAGCAGTCGCTGTGCTGGTCGGGATGATTGGCGCAATGGCGGGACTTGCCTATGGCGCGTCTGTAATTGGCACCGCTCTGACCGCTGCTGCGCCCGGGATGCTTGCCTTCGGTGCATCAGTTGCTCTTGTCGGGCTCGGATTCCTGGCAGCGGGTAAGGGGGCACAGTGGTTTGCACAGGCAGTTATCGCGGTGATGCCATCTGTGATCTCACTCATTCGGCAGCTGACTACATCTGTCCTGTCGATAGTTACGGTGCTTGGCGGCCAGATTCAGGCTGTGGTCAGCACAATCGCAACCGGGATTGCTACAGTGATCCAGACGGTGGGGAACACAATTGTAAAAATTATACAGGGAATCGGCACAGGGATCAGCACGATCCTTGATGGCGTTGCCAAGGTCGTTAATTCCATCGGCTCCGGGATCTCCAAGGTGCTTAGCGGGGTTGCGAAAATCTTTGACAGCATAGGAAATGCCGCTAAAAACGCCGGAGCGGGAGTGAAACTGATGGCGGACGGAGTGAGGAGCATTGCCGGAATAAAAGTTGGAACGCTGGCAAAAAGTCTTGGAGCAGTGGCAATCGGGCTCGGAAAAATCAAGTCAGCAAGTGCAGGACTGGGTTCTGTGGGGAATGCCCTCCGGAACATGGCAGCATCAGCACAGTCGGCCGCATCCGGGATGAAGTCGGGAATGTCCAAAGCGGCATCCGCCGCATCGTCTGGCGTGAAGACGGTCATTGCAAGACTGAGAAGCGGTGCAGGAAGCGCACGGTCTGCCGGCGCCCATATCTCTTCCGGATTTGCCGCAGGAATGCGGTCCTGTCTAGGAGAAATTGAAGCTGCAGCGAACCGGATGGTTGCCGCTGCGGACAGGGCAATCCGGGCAAAGGCGAAAATACACTCTCCATCCAGACTCACGAAAGGGCTCGGCGAATTTATGGGGAGAGGTCTTGCAGAAGGGATGATCTCCACATACCGCGAAGTGAAAACGGCTGCGGAAGGATTGATTTCCATGCCGGATGTTGCTGTTCCGGCTTTCGCAGGAACGTATGAAGGCAGCCTGTCCAGTGAGTACAGCTACGGCGGTGGAGAGTACACGATCATCGTCCCTGTTGAAATTGACGGGAAGGAAACCGCACGGGTCACAGCACCGTACACGGAGGCGGAGCTGTCTAAGAGACAGGCAAGAGCGAACCGGAAGAAAGGAGTCAGAAGAAAGGAGTCAGGTGATGTATGAATTCATTGATACGGCAGAATCCGCAGTAGCAGGTATGCTTCCTGCGGAGGCGGTCAGCATAAACGGAACATTCCTGGAAGATCTGATCGACGGATACCGGACTCTGTACACCTCCGGAAGAGAGTCCCTCGGGAAGGAATTCTCCAGTTATGACGATACGGGGGCGGACGGGTCTCTGACGAAGAGAACCCGGTTTCCGGCGAGAACTATCACGGTAGGATTTCAGCTTCTGGCAGATTCGCCGAAGGATTTCAGGGAGGCTTTTAATGAGCTGAACGCCGCTTTGAACGTGGAAGACGCTGAGATAATCTTTAACGATGAGCCGGACAAGTTCTTTGTCGGGTCTCCGCTGATGAACGCGGAAATCGAGCCGGGAAGATGTGCAGTGAAAGGGGAGTACCAGATTTACTGTGCGGATCCCTTCAAATATTCGGTGGATCTTCAGATCCCGCAGCCGATCATGGAAGAAGACCCGGAAACAGGCCTGTATCAGACATTCGTCATCAATTATGACGGTACGTATCCAGCCTGGCCGCAGTATACGGCGAAGTTCTACAATCCGGACGGCGAGACAGATGAGGATAACGCAGAAGCTACACAGACAGAAACGGCGCAGCTCCTCGGAGACGCCGGTGCATGCAAGTTTGTCGCATTTATGGATGATGAAAATCATGTGCTGCAATTCGGTAACCCCGACCTTGAAGATAGCTCGGGCGTCCCCGACCCCCTCACCCTGACCAGCAGGTCGTTTGAGAAGAACGGGTCATACGATCCGGGGAAGAACGGCGAAGAATGGGTGTCGCCTGCGACAGGAACATCAAAGCTGAGTAAGTATAAGCAGCAGGGCAGCCTCGGGACAGGCCCCGCCATCTACGGAGCCGCGCAGACCGTCATTGAGAAGAATCAGGAACTGCTTGCCACGACATCTGGAACGGACTGCAAGTACAAAGCAGCAGTGACGAGGGTCAAAGACCGGAGCTCATCAAAAGTGAAATTGGACATCGCAGTGAAACTGAGCAGCCTGAAGGCAACAATTACCAAGGGAGCATCGCTGACCATTGAAGTCACCTGCGGCGATACGAAGACAACGAAGGTGCTCAAAAAGACCAGTTCCACATGGAAAAAAGGAGCATCTCACTCTGTCTCGTTCACCATGACGGTTAATGCCGCTTCTACGCAGACAGAACTGTCTGGAATTAAAATCAGGGTAGTCCGGCAGAATGGATCGTATAAATCCGGAAAGAAGACGAAGAAAGCAACCGGAAGTGCCGGGAAGTTATCCAGCAAGTCCTGCAGGGTTATCGAAATCCCTTTTTTCGTCGATGTGCCTGTGGACGCCTACTATGTGCGGCCGTCCGGCTACGGAAATGTCGTCGCCGGAGCGTTTACCGGACCTGCCATGACGTGGACGTATCCTGCGTCCGGACTACCGGCTACGGATGATGGAATCGGCGCCAATACGTTCGATCTGTCATGGAGCATGAAATGCTGCATGGGAAAGACAATCAACGAAACACTGCAGATGGGAGCATTTGAGTGTCTCATTCTTACGGGAGACAGCATGAATGCAAACGGTGTGATTACGAACCAGAAAGTTCTGGCCGGATTCCAGGTCACGAAGACCAATACGAGCACGAAAGGAAGCCTGTGTCTCTATGCCGGAGATTCTGCAGTGTATAAACAGGACAGACAGACTGATCTGACATGGGACAGGGGCGTTCTGGGCAACAAAAGCGGCTTTGTGGCGTGTGGAATTACAAAAGACAGCAGCGGGAAAATCACTTTCCGGCTGGGAAACCTGTTCAGTGGCAAATCAAAGACATTTACGGCGGACTCAATGAAGGACAAACGAGCCTTCAAGGTTGTTTTCGGATTCTACCGGTACGCCGCGCAGCCTGCTTTCGACTGGAATGGGATTAACCGGGTGATGCTGAAAAAGCTGTATGGAGATGCGGCAGCGCTCGAAAAGGAGCCGTTCAGCGCGACGCAGACGCTGATTGTCGATTCCGCTGCAAATACCGTCACACTTGACGGTGTGCCGCGTCCGGAACTGGGAGCTCTCGGAAACGACTGGGAGCAGATGTGCCTGAGGCCGGGGGTCAATGAAATCTCCACTGCCTACGCACAGAGACCGGCATCTGCTGTGCAGGTCATAAGGCACTGCAGAGAGGACGAACCCTTCCAGGGCGTCAGCGCATACGATACAGATGACTCCGGAGAAGCTCTTGAGGTGACGGCAGATGGAAGAGACGCAAAAATATACTTTGTGCTCGATGCAGCCTCATCTCAGACCGATACGCAGGGACTGTACATTGTCTCCGGCACGACAGATGGAGACGACGGAAAGAAGCACGTGGAGACCGTGACCGGGCAGTCCTTTGTGGAAACCGCACTGACCGCCGATGTCTATGACGAGAATCCGTCCGGCTACCTTGTTGTCGAGGATCCGGTGCCGCAGTTTGAAATATCCTATCGGGAGGTGTACCTGTGATTATCTACTTCGCAAGCAGGATGCTTGATATCCTCGGTATGGCATCAACAAGCTCCAGGAGCAGGTTTACCGTCGTCGAAGATACCAAGACAGAGGATGCGCAGACGGGAATCGGTACGTTTGAATTTAAGGTGGCATTTGACGACAGCAGCAGGCTCGAACTGGAAGAGATGCTCAGGGTCGGAAACTGCGTGCTGCGCTCCGGACAGGAAGGCGATGCAGGTTCCGCATCCGAAAGGTACACCATAGACAGTTCTCATGACTTTTTTACGGTCACCGAGACGGAGATCGACGTGAAGGACAGAACGATCTATGTGTATGCAGAAGACGCAGGACTGGATTTGATTAACGATCTGGCTCCGGCCAGGTCGTACTCCGCAGAGGCAGGCATCGAAGATTACATCAATGACTTCGCCGGAGCATCCGGATTCACAATCCGGGAAAATCAGATTCCGAATGAAACCAGGAAGCTTTCCTGGGATTCGGAAAGCACCGTAGCAGAAAGATTGCAGAGTATCGCTGAAAGTTTCGACTGTGACCTGTCGTTTGCATTCGAGGTGCAGGGACTCAGAGTGACGTCAAAGTACATCGATATTCTGGCATCGGAAGGAGCCGAAACAGATGTCATTCTGTACATGGACAAAGATGTATCCAATATCACGGTCAAAGAGTCCATCGCGAATCTGGCCACCGCTCTGTATCCCACAGGTAAGGACGGCCTGACACTGTCCGGATACTCCTATGATGACGGGGACTTCTACGTGAACGGAAATTATCTGTTCTCCCGCACTGCTCTCAAAAGTTGGCAGAGGTTTGCGCTGAACAGCAGCGAGTCCGGCGATGTCTATCGGACATACTCATGCGATGCGACCACGCAGCTTGCACTCTGCGAGGAAGCTGTAGCACGGCTGAAGGTGCTCCGTGATCCGGAAGTGAACTATGAGGTGGATATCCGCAGACTGTCCGCACCGGTAAGCATCAGAGACAGGATCAGCATCGTTGACGACAAAGGAGAACTGTACCTGTCGGCGAAAGTCCTGCAGTTGGAGACGTCCGTCACCGCCGGAACCAAAAAGGCGACGCTCGGAGATTACATCATGCAGAGTGACGGCATAAGCGACCGGGTCATGGCTCTTGTCGGGAGCTTCGCGAATCTGGCCAAGTCGAGATATATCTGGATCGCCTATGCGGATGACGGAAAAGGAACAGGAATTACTCTGGATCCGGCCGGAAAGGCCTACATGGGAATCAGTGTGAATCGGCTCGGCGAGGAGGCTGACATTTCCGATCCGTCAGTCTACACCTGGTCGAAAGTCGAAGGAGAGACCGGAGGACAGGGACCGCCCGGCGCGGACGGCAAGGACGCGATCCTGCTTCAGATTGATAGCGCAAATGGCACGCAGTTCAAAAATACAGGCATCGCAACGACGCTTACGGTGACGATCCGCTACGGAGACAAGACCATCACCAAGGCATCTCAAATGTATGAGGCCTTCGGAAGCTCCGCCTATCTGACATGGAGCGAGAAGAAGATGGGAGAAACAGAATTTACTCCGCTGTCACAAGGAGACAGCCGGATCGGAGACAACGGTTTTTATCTTACGATCGGCGCTGATGATGTGGATGAAAAGTCAGTGTTTGAATGCGAATTGAATTTTTAGTAGCGAAACTATGGAGGAATGAAAAATGGCAATTAAGGCAAGCAATCAGGTTACACTTACCGACCTCACCGATGCATATAACGTTGTACTGTCTTCCGACAGCTGCACCTTCGTCGGGGATACAGACTCGGTTAATGCAACACAAACGGTCAAGGTTACGGCGACGGCTCTTCGCGGTGCGGATGTCGTGCCGTGCAGCATAGGGACGATGACCTACTCCACCAGCGGGATCAGTGCTACGGCGGGAACAGGGACGAGTCCGGAGATCACCATCACGGCGACTACATCACTGACAAAGGCAGGGACGATCACAATTCCGATCACGATTCCCGATGCAGGCGTGACGATCAACAAGGTGTTCTCCTTCGCTATTGCCTTCACCGGCGCAAAAGGCGCCACAGGCTCACAGGGTCCAAAAGGAGAAACCGGAGCTACCGGGCCACAGGGTCCGCAGGGAGCAACCGGAGCCACAGGTGCCGCTGGCGCAGACGCGATCACGATGGCAATCACAAGCTCAAATGGCTTTGTTTTTAAGAATACGGCCGTAAATACTGTGCTTACCGCGCACATCTATCAGGCCGGTAAGGAACTGACAGCGAGCACCACTCCGACGCTTGCCTCGGTAGGTACTATCAAGTGGTACAAGGACGGGAGCACGACGGCAGTAGGTACCGGACAGACGCTGACCATCGACGCCGACGACGTTACGGACAGCGCGAGTTACACGGCGAAACTGGAGGGATAACTATGGCTGTAAAAGCACAGGCACAGGTTGAGATTACCAGTGTCAAGGACATAAAAGATGCTGCGGAAGCCGCGCGGGATACAGCGGCGTCATCCAAAATTACCGCCGATTCCGCAGCAACTGCGGCGGGTACTGCACAGACTGCGGCAGACGCTGCACAATCCATCGCAGACAGCGCCGGGAAGGCGGCTCGTGATGCGCAGACAAAGGCAGAGGCCGCAGATGCAAAGGCGGATAAGGCAGCTAAAACTGCGACGGATTATCTTTACAGCAATAATGGCGATCTTGTCATCGCTGAAAAGGATCCGGCAGAGCCGGTAAAAGGAAATCTGAAAATGATGGGTGATGGAATAGCAATTCGTAACGGGGACAAAACGCTGGCTGACTACAGCGGTTCGTCCGCAAAATTCTATGGTGTGGCCACCGAAGTCGAAAAACTGACGACGCAGCCGTCTGACTGGGG